AAAAGAAGTAACGGCTATAGAAGGGCAAGCATAAAATGTAGAAACTCCCCAAGGATTACCATTAGTCAAACCTTGATTAGCTATAAGCGGATTATCAAGGTAACCAGCTGCAACAGCAGCAGTTCCGTTCCATTTTGTAACGCCTGCTAAAGTAGCACTATTGCCTGCTCCGACAACACCAGCAACGTTATTACCTGTCATTAAAGTTAAATTGCTACCTATAACACAGCTTGCTCCTATTTGTGGGTTATTATTGGCTCCACCAGTTAAAGGCCATTGTGCATTTTGAATTTGCAAACATGGTAAAAGATAAAATTGTGTAAGTGCAGCAAAAGGTGCACCGGCATACGTACCTAATTGAATATCCCAAATAACATAAGGATCATCAATAATAGTAGCAATAACAGGCTTACCGTTTGTTGCTGTACCTGCTTGCCAATATTCTTGAGCAACATAAGTACCGTTCGGCGTGTAGTACTCGCATCCTTGAAAAACGCCCACGATAGGCTGGCCTGCAACACCGTTTTGAGGTATTACGGTTGTCGGTGTGCCTCCCGCTTGTAACGTAGCGACAGGATTATATAACATGATTTCGGATTGTTGACCTCGGTAACCGCCCGCCGCAACGGCATATTGAGCGCCTTGCGGAGTATAGATTACGGGATCGCCCTTGTTCAGGGATAGGCTATTCCCACTTATTGTATAGTTACTATTTACCTTTATATCATCAACGCCACTAATTTGATGACCGTAAGGCCTTAGTCCAAACGGACTATTTACGCCATAAGACATATTTATTACCTTAAATATAATTGTTAAAAAGTATTTTTCTGGAAAATTATCTATTGAAGGCTAGACTGACCCATGAAGTTTTTAGCTTCCCGCTTTACATGCGGCTTTTAGCTTTTTGCAGAGACAAAGCTTAACTCGAGGACACCCTTATAGTTATGGCAAAACTTTTAATAGTTAATATTATAATAAATAGAATTAATAATGTCAACGCATTGTTAAATGCGGCTGGGGATATTAATTTTATTGAACGGGTCTTTTAAAAGTGCTATTATTAGGTCTATTAACTAATTTAAGGGTATGAAAATGAGTCATGCTATATGTTCAGAAATCGTTGCAAGTATTTCTGAGCTTAAGTCTAATCCTATGGCTACTGTACAAGGTGCCAATGGTAAGCCGTTAGCAATATTAAATCGTAATCAACCAGTCTTTTACTGCATTCCAGCTGCATTATATGAAACAATGGTAGAAATGCTTGATGATGTAGAGCTCGTAAAGACTATCCAAGCTAGGGCAGATGAGCGTGAAATCGCAGTAGATATTAATGACTTATGAACTGACTTTTGTAGAATCTGCTCAAAAGGAGTGGTGCAAACTAACAAAAGATTTACAAAGGCAATTTAAAAATAAATTAGTTGAAAGATTAGTAAATCCAAGATGCCCTAAAGATAAGCTTCTAGGCATGCAAGACTGCTATAAAATTAAGCTCCGGAGTGTTGGCTATAGGTTGGTTTATAAAGTAATAGATGCTAGATTAGTCGTACAGGTTATAGCAATCGGTCGTCGTGATAAAAACGTTGTCTATAATTTAGCACGTAAGCGTATGTAAATTAATTTAAAGAAAAAATCATAACCGATACACCTTCTGGAATATCCGGTAGAATTTCACCTGATGCATCTGCTAGTACTATAACAACTGAACCTAATTGCCTAATAATATCATAACCCATTCTTGTTTGTAAGGGTGGAGTACTATTGTTATTTGCACAATTAATAAAAACACCATAATTTAGATTACCCATCGGGCTTATAAAATTTATCGTATATTGATTATTAGTAGTATTATAAGTTACACCAGATACATTATAAACAGACGAAACAGCAATTAAACCTGATGTGTTAGTAAACCGGCACCAGGCTTTAGCAGTATTTACTGAATTAAACGTACCCTCTATAGTTAAATTATTAGCAATTAAGTTACCTACAACATCAATCAACACACTGTTTAAATTAAGATGTGATGCAGTACCGTTGGAAACTATATTTAATACCCCATTCGCATCAGTATTTGTAATTAAATCATTATTAACAACTATATTGCCCGCCGTAACTTGTGCTACCGACACGTTGGTCTTTAGGTCAATAACAGGATCACCTGCCTGCCCGTCAGGGCTGGTAATAGTTATGTTACTTCCCCCATTAAGTGAGACAACACCCCAAGGTAATGGATTATTAGAATTGATTACAACAATACCTGGAATATCTGTTCCCAAGTTTTGTGTTGTTGATATTATAGAAGGTAATGCTACATTAATTGTACCGCCGGGTGGAGTAATTGACCCATTTGTTACAATCACTGAACTATCGCTACTAGTAAGATTTAACGTCGATATTGCATTAGTACCTCCGCCAAAAGGTATTATGCGCCAACTACCGTTAGCAGTAGAATTATTATATAAATATATAGTTTTAACAATTCCTTGTGCAACACTTGTTAAAATTGTCGTTTTATCATTCAAAACAACATTAAAACTATTTGTACCAACATTATTAAAGGTAATAGCAAATCCTAGACCCGTTAATGTACTATCAGGTAAAAATATATTTAAATTAGGACCCGCTGCCGCTACATCTATCATGTCAGTAACAGTAACATTCCCGGTATTTGCTGAATACGGATAATCTAATTGTATGTTAGCTGTTAATACCAATTCCTGACAACTGCCTTGCGGAGGATAAAATGCCATTATCTAACCGTACCTATTGTATGTTTCATTGGGTCTTTATAATTATACGCAGGCGAACTAGTTAACCTTTCCATCGATAACTTATTATTAGCTTGTTTCTCGCTTTCACTTATAACCTGTTCTCTTTCAAGTAAAATAACATCACCCTGACAGATGAATTTACGAGACAACGGGTTTCTTTCTAATACATCATTAAATCTACCAGGATCTCTATCAATAGGTACAGGGTTCCATCCTCTACGGATAGCTGCATCTAAGGCTGAATCAAGTTGACCCCTTATAGATGTTCTTTCCCAATAATAATCAAAACCATCCTTTTTAACATGATTCGGAATATCGGTGCTACTAACATAATTCATGTTATACTTTGATCTTTTATCTTCTTTATCAGCAGCTCTAACATCTAAGCCTCTTGATTGTCTTTCACTTTTCATAATTACCTACTTCTCATTCTTGATTCTTTTATGTCTTCAATTTTATATTTGAGATATTCTTTTTCACTAATACCTAAATTTTTGGCGTAATTTTTATCCCTTTCAGTTAACGTCACCTTAATTGTATTACTTGTACCATTAGAGAAATTATTTCTAACCCCTCCAACTTTAGATGTTGTATAACCGTCTTGCGGCCTATTTACCTTGACGCTATCTATAAATTCTTCAAGGACATCAAGATAAGCATCACTTAAAATCTCATCTTCTCTACCGTTCCTCTGTAGCTCACGGTCGAACTGTTCTATGAAGTTCCCTAGTTCTTTTTGAATTTTAGGATTATATTTATGTGAGCCTTCTACCAGCTCCGGATGCTCTCCTACCCACTCTTGTGCTTTCGTTAACTTTACTTGCTCATTGTAGTTTTCTGTCCCTTGGTTATTTACTGCAGGAGCAGCTCTGTCTGAGACAATGTTTTCAAACTCGTTTATTTTCAACAAAGTTTTTTGATATATCTCATCCGCTTCAATTAATAAATCGGGGTCATCGCCAAGCAATGCTTGTTTCTTTATATTTCTTATTTTTTCTAAATCATTATAGAGATCTCGCTTATATAATTCTGCATTGTTATTGATAGTCCCATCTAGAGCATTTTTTAATTGATAGTTTTCTTGCTCTAGTTTTTGACGATCTGCTAAAGCACTTTTACGTTTTTTCTTTTCTAAATGGTATTTTTCTTTAAATAAATCAGCCTCATTAATATGTTCTTCCTCTTCAGCAGATCCTGCTTCATCCCTTAAGTCTTTAGTATCTTCCTCTGTATCTGAGGTTTCTATTATAGAGGCATTGTCTGTTTCCTCCTGATTTGAGGACTCAACATCCAATTTTTGATTTTGAATGTTTTTTTCAATGTCTTTCATTATTGTAGACATTTCCTCTTCAGGGCTTATTCCGTAATTAATATTTTCCATTTATTTAACCTTTTTTGGATCTTTTACAATTCCCAACGGAGCGTCATCAACTATTGAAAACACCGGCAGTTTGTCATAGGTAAATCTTATACCCGCATGTCTCGGGAATACCACCCAGTCACCGACCTTATACCAATGGCCCCAATCTTTATAACGCTCACCGCTAAAACAACATTTACCGATTTTGGCAACATAACCAACTATTTCATTATAGATCCCCTTGGAATTATCAATAATGAGGCCGCCTTTTGTTTGACTTGGCTGTATATACAGTCTGATTAATATTTCCGTTGGTTTTGGTATGTAATCTTCAAATACTTTTAATTCTTCAGTTACATTAAAACTATCTAAATCAATCCCGATTTCATCCTCTATTTTTTTCATAGTTTAATTGTCTCTACTAAGTTCATTGATTGCTTCTTGCAATGTATCTAAAATAAATCTCATGCCAAGATTATACTTATAATCTTCCATGGAGATAATATTACCTTTAATTAGTCTAGTTTCTACACATTCTAAATTATTTTTAATAGTTTCTATAAGTTTGTCTAAAATATATTCACTGTCTCTCATGCTACCCTGTTTTTAAGTTTTTCTATTTCTATCCTTGCTTCAAGTAACGCTTGTTCTTTTTCAGCTTTCATACGTTGTTTTGCTTCTTCAAAATGAAGCTGAGCTTTAAACGCATCGCTTTCCAACTTCATATCGGCAATTTCTTTCTTAATAGCATTAGCCTCTCGTTTTTGCTCAATATCTGCTGCATACAATTGATTAGGATCTAATGTATTATCTTCATCTACATACTTATTCAAACCAAGTGTTTCAACTGCCTCAGCTGCTTTTATTGCAATCATATTTTGTATTTCAGGATTATTAGGATCAATAGTTGCTAGATCAATACCCATTGCAGCTTGCATATCTAACATAAATTTCATTGCCATATGTTCTTGTATATGAGCTTTTGATTGATCGTTACCCACCGCAGAATGAACAACAATATGAGCATCATGGTTTTGGTCTAACCCTGCTTTAACAGGTTTACCTTGCATCATGTTCATATTTTCAGTTATAGGGTCAGAAGGTAACACTTCATTTTCTTTTACAATAAGACTTTCAATAAGATCGGGAGCTAAACCCTGTGCCTGAAAAATCATCTTTAAGGCTTCAATGCCGTTAATTTTATCAGGCATTTGCATCGCTGTTTGGAATACAGCTTCCGCTCTCATTATCCTTTGCATATTAGAGTTTATAGATGGATCAGATACAGGAACTATTTGAACCGACTCAATAAAATGTTCTTTAGTAATAATGTAATTTTCACCGTTAATGAAAAACTCTTCTCTATCTACTACTTCTTTAAATATATCATCAAGCAACCTTAATTCCTCGGAAAAAGAAGCGTGTAAAGATTTAAGTACTGCTGATTGCAGCTTATTGCTTTCTTCTAAAAATGCTATTGCCGTACCGGTTGGAATGTCTTCTTTACTTTGCATCATACCAAGCTCGGTAGTTGACAACTGATCTTGCATTTGACCTATCACTTCTTGCCTTAACTGCATTAAACCTTGAGAAGGACCATTCGCAGGCAACGCTGAAAATAAATCTTTTATATTTCCTGAACCTTCAAGAAATTGCCATTGACCTGCTCCTAAAGTAATATCTGTTTTTTGTTGTTTACTAGTGCCTTTCTGAATAAATCCGGCAGGTAGATTTTGATAAGTGGCTGCATCAATAGTTTGTCTTAGCATATTAGTGACCGCTATCGGGGTTGTACCTGATATCCTAGCAAGTCCCAATCCCCAAATATCAAAACCGGTAAAATATTGGTAAGCTACAAAATATTTTCTTCTGGTGAATTTATCATCTTCTTTCTTCCAATTTCGTTTGATTGAAAGTATCTCTTTACTCTCTTTATCAATAGTAACTATATAAGGCTTCGGAACATCCGTTATTTCATCTGAATTATAATTAGGTTCAAAAGTTTCTAAATTTAAATAAATATGACTTTCATAAACGTCATGTAAGGTTCTTTGCTTATAACCGTCAATGCTAACAATGTTATTTGATTTGGAATCTTCCTCATCCTCAAGTGCTTCATTGTCCCCGCCACCAACTTTTAAATATGGTAATTTTACATCTCTGTAAATACCGTTCTTTTGGTTTATTAAAACCTCACGAGCAGACAGTTTTAAAATGTGAGTTAAGCGATCAGATTCAAGTATTGATGTACAATCAATATTAATTAAGAAATTTTCAGGCAATATAAATCTTGAAATAGGATATTTTAAGGTATCGTCATAATAAACTTTCTTTATAACAGTTCCGTAAAACCCGATGTAGTATAATGATTTTTCGTAATCTTTATAATATGCAGAGTCTTTTATTGTTAGGAAATAATTAAGCCACTGGCTCCTGGTCTTGGCAACATCGTCCAATTCCTCATTGCTTTGACCAAATATCTTATATGAACATGGACCGCTTTCAGGTAGTAGCTCACTTCTTGAAGTCGCACAAAATCTAATAAGTGCAGTACTTAGCGTCGTATCCCCAGTTCTACAAGCTTGGGTAAAAGGGCTGTCCGTTAAATCTTCTAAATTATGGCCTAAATACTTCTTAACTTTGTTGTGAATATCAAGCCATGGTTGCCTTGCTTCTATATCTTCATCTAAACATTCTAAAATATAAGTAGATATATCCTTTAATGTTTCATCTTTCATCTTTAAAGCTAAGTTATCGTCAAACTTATCAGGCAAGATTTCAGTATTTTCTGGTTTACCAATTTCATAAACAGTTGAGCCGTCTTCTAAATCTTCAACCTTGTTGATATCTTTATCAGTTATGTTCTCAAAGTTTATCTGACCCTTTAATTGATCATCAACTGACTGTTTAGCTCTAAATAAAGTTAAACGCTTATTGTTCTTTTTCATCAATAATATCTTATTGTTTCTTTAAATTCATCAGGTTCTCGGTAATCTTTCGGGTGGGATATCCTGCTGCCGTCCCGGAGGATAATCAAGGCTTGTGTCATCGTATCGACATAATCTCTTGAGCTAACGTTTGGGAAATAACTTATACTTGTTACAAATTCATCAGCAAAGTCAGCCATTTTAGTAGTGTTGTTTTTTTGGCAGGGCATCCATACTATACCGCTTTCAATTAGAGAAGTAATCAACCTAACTCTCTGTATTTTATCACCATGCTTATTAGGTATAAAGGGTTGAGCATAAATACCGCCGCGCCTTAAATCTTGTATTAATGGATCACCCGAAGCTTTAGCTTCAATAACTATTAAATCAGGTTGATATTTTGTGCTTGCGGGTATTGCGTTAGTAGATGTATCTCTATAATTATTTGCAAGCCTTTTGACTCTATCTCTAAGTTCAGGGTACTCTAGCCTATCACGCCAACACGATAATAATATCACATTTTCATTATCGTACCTATCTAAGAATACGCCCCACGTTGTGCA